ACTCGCTCTTAATCTTCGTGCTTACGACTTTGTATCTCAGGAGATTCGTGCAGCAGAGGATCCAGAGTTTGAGACTTTCTATACCAAGAATATTCTCTTGAATGAAGGTCTACGTGCTTGGTTAGCACCTGCCGACCAACCACATGAAGACTTTGTATTCCCAGAAGAAGTTCTTCCTAGAGGTAACGCACTTTGATACAATTTACGATTGGTTTAGCTATCGGGTATTTTTTTACCCGACTTCTTGTTACCTACATGAGGTAATCAAATGATTCCATTACTTTTCTTTGGATGTTTATTTGCTATCGGTGGTGGTGCTTTTGCCCTAATGTGGGCAAATATAAAATCAATTAATGAATTGAACACTCCCATCAAAACAATTAGACATCCAGAGGCACCTAAACCTGGTGAAACTGTAATGTATGTTGATTTCTCTAGGGAAAAACTTGAAGACATTTACAACAAAGAATAAAACTGCTATAATAAGGGGGTGCTAAACCCCCCTTTTTTATGTTCAATTCTCTTGATAGGATAGCAGAGTCCTTGGAAAGGATAGCAAACGCTTTGGAAAATGAAGCCATCACTATTAATATGATTCATGGTCATATTGAAAATATTGATCATGCACATATTGATGATGGGGAACTTGACGTTCACACTAAAAACTATTAATTATGGCAGCCAAGAAAGAACACGTTGATGTAGTCCTTCCCACTTCTGGGAATGGTGTTGAATATGAAGTAATCAGTCGTCAGGTTACTGAGAATGCACAAAATCAATGGCCTGATATTAAGCAAGATGCCTATGATGAAATTGTTGAGGTTCGTAAAAAGACCTGTTATGGTAATCCAGAAGAAGTTTTTGAAACCTTTGAAACTGTTAGATATCGTAAGTACAAACCTGTTCCTGAACTTCCTATAGAAGTCAAAGTAGAAAAGCAAAAAGTTAAACAAGAAGTGAAAGCATAATATATTTGCTGTTGCTAATTATTTTTCCGTAAGGGTTGATAATGCAAACCTAAACTGATATAATTAGAGGGAAACACCCCTCTTTTTTTATGAAAATTTTTCTAGACACAGCAGATACTGGTATCATTGAAAAGTATTTTTCGACTGGATTAGTAGATGGTGTCACCACTAATCCTACTCTTATTATGAAGAGCGGTAGAAACCCAGAGGATGTCTATCAGCAAATCAAAGACATTGGGGTACAAGATATTAGTATGGAAGTCGTAGGATCTGATCTTGAGATGTATGATGAGGGTATCCGTCTCTATGAAAAGTTTGGCAATGTTGCTACAATTAAAGTTCCTTGTACACGCGAGGGACTAATTGTCTGTAAGCGACTCTCTGAGCAGAACATTAAAGTTAATGTTACACTTATCTTCTGTGCCGCTCAGGCAGTCCTAGCATCGAAGGCGGGGGCAACATACGTTTCTCCCTTTGTAGGACGCTTAGACGACCAGTCAGTGGCAGGCCTGGAGGTTGTAAGAAGCATCTCTGAACTCTACCGAATTCATAGGATGCCAACTCAAGTTCTATCTGCTTCTATTCGTAGTGTGCAGCGTGCTATCAGGTCATGGTATAATGGTGCTGAAATCTGCACAATGCCTCCCAAGGTATTCGATCAGATGTATGACCACATCCTTACCGATAAGGGTTTAGAAATTTTTGACAACGATTGGAAACAGGTACAACAATGACATTTACAGTATATTCAAAAGACGGATGCCCATTTTGTGTAAAAGTGTGTCGTGCATTACAACTTGCTGAAATTAAGCATGTGATATATAAACTTGATAGGGACTTTACACGCAATGAGTTCTACGATAAATTTGGTGCAGGATCAACCTTCCCCAGAGTTGTCAAAGATGATGAACTCATCGGTGGATGTACTGAAACTGTCAGGTATTTAAGGGAACAAAAACTGATCTAATGGAACAAAACCTCAACGACATCTATGATCTTATTGAACATGCTATTGATAATGCCTTTGGGGGACAAATGAATTTAAAATTCTACAATTATCTTAAGGATAATAAAATCAAAAAACATGAGATAGATGCTTTCATCGAGAGCACTACTGCATGGGAAATCAATGAAATCACCATGGATCTTGATGAATATCTGAAGGGAGGTGCTGATAACGAGCATAAACAATTGCGAGAAGGTTATGGACATATTCCAAAACCACAAGCAAGAAAAATAAGAGAATATTTGTATGGCATCTTAGAAGATGCGTGGAGGTATAGTCATGACCGAAGACCAGGAAGACGTAAAAAACAGTCTAAATAAACAGGAAACCCACATTAATCGTGGGTTTGAATTATTAATACGAAATAGGAGGAGGAAACCAGATCCACCCAAAACTTTTCAGATAAAGTTCGGTAAAATGGTTGCTCTCTTCCGAAGAGAGATTATTTTTCATCTGAACTTCTATCTGGATATCAGAAAGAAATAGTCTCTGGAGGTACAGAAGATGTTAGCAGTAACCTTGACAATAGGAACATTAGTCTCTATTATGTTCTTTTTTGTAGGAGGTGTGGTAGGATGGTTAGCGAAAGACCATGTGTATCAGACCCAACCCGTTTACACACATCCAGAGATGTTTGATGAAAACGGAAATATTTTACCAGATGAAATTTTAGCAGTACGATTTGAAAATGGCTATGACGAACCAGACGAAGAAGACGACAACAACTAGAAAACCTAGAGTAACAAAACCAAAGGCAAAAGCACCTGCAAAGAAAGCACCTGCAAAATCAGTTGAACTTCCTACCAATCCCTTTGTCTTTGAGATTTTAGAACTCGCATCTTCTCAAAGAACTACTGCAAAGAAAGTAGAAGTTCTGCAGAAGTATGAGGACAACTCTGTTAAGGCAGTTCTGATTTGGAACTTTGATGATAGTGTTATCTCAGTGGTTCCAGAGGGTGAAGTTCCTTATGGAGATCCAAATGAACAAACTGTTTTTGATGGATCTCTATCACAAAATATCGCAAATGAAACAAAAGGTGGATTGTCTGCTACTGGACAAGACCTTGATGGTAGGAACAAAACATCTCTTCGCAAAGAGTGGAGTGTTCTTTATAATTTTGTAAAGGGTGGAAACGATTCTCTTTCTAAAACTCGTAGAGAGATGATGTTTATTAACCTACTACGTGGTTTACATCCAAAAGAAGCAGAACTTCTCTGTCTTGTTAAAGATAAGTTGTTACAAACTAAATATAAATTAACAAAGACAAATGTCCAAGAGGCATATCCTGATATCGATTGGGGAGGTCGTTCATGACAACTGTCGTAGAACAACAGGAAAAAGGAGAAATGGAGAATCTTGAATCAGATAATACCATAAATCCATCTGATTACAGCTGCCAAATTCTGCAGGAGAAAACTACTCTTGAAGCAGCAAACGATAAATCCTTACCTAACGATGCCAGACTAGTTTGGTATATCGTGGATGGTGTAGAACATATTGATCTCACTCGCTGCAGAAAGACTGTAGAACTATTTGACATGTACTATGATAAGTATGGGAAAGGTGCTGTCCAGAAAATTGATTTTGGATATGGTTCAGTAAGTCCTAAGTTGTGGGGATACAAGTCAAAGGATAAAGAAAAAAAGAAAAAATGAGTAAAGGATTTGATGTAGAAGTTGAGATGCCTAAAGAGGATATTGATCGACTTCTCAAAGAATATAAAAAACTAAAGAAGTATCAGAAGTCTTCAATCTGTGCAATTGAAAAACTCTCTGGTAAAAAAACTAAGATTGATAGACTTGTTGATGAATATGGTACTAATCCAGAAGCAATAGAATAAATACACTAGCAGGAGTGTTCCGCGTATGCTTTCCACCCAATATAGGTTGCGACTTGAGGCAATCTGCGAAAAAATAATCTTAGGTGAGGAGGTAAACCTTGATGATATGATCTGGGCAAACAAACTTGCTAAGGCAAATGCGTCTGCTGCTGAAATTTTAAGAAAGGCAAGAAGAATTGTTGCCAATCCTGATGTTAAAAAAGGAGGTCTTGATGATTTTATGATACAGATGGGACTAGGGGATCCTGACCCATCTAATCATACCAAAGGATTCCAAAATACTGATGAAATAGCAGAGTGGTTTCATCAAGAAAAAACAGATGATTGGAGACAACGTGACTAATGAATGGAGAGAAAAAAGTGACCAACAAAGTTTGTAATGAAAACATTGCCAAGAATTTGTTGGAGAAAGTAGAAGAATTACTTGAAGGTAAATTAACACATTATGAATGTTATGACAAAAAGACTACTCACAAAAAATTTGTAATTGAGTACGATTATAAGGAGAAGAAATGATCCCTAACACAGCAGTAATCTATTCTAACGGAAGTCAAGAGTGTGAAAGAGTTATCGCTCTATTAAAGTCTCTACACACAGACTTACATGAATATCGTTTAAATCAACATTTTACTCAAAAAGGATTTGAATCTGAGTTTGGAAAGGATGCAGAATATCCTCAAATATCGATTGGATCAAAACATGTAGGTACACTCAAAGAAACTCTTCATCATTTAGATTCAAAAGGTATGTTGTCATAAACGGTAACAGGTTATACAAAAGTGCTTGACTAAATAAAGCATGAGGTCTATAATAGGCCTGTCGTTCATCCCACAAGGGACGCAAGTAAGTCGCGGAACGGAGCGTTCATCCCATGATTGATTTATTACTCTACAGTACTCTTTCCTGTGCTGATGCTGATGCTATTATGCTGAGGATTAAAGCACAAGAAGAAATGCCTCAGGCAGTTGTAGTTGAACTGGTTCAGACCGTAAAGGAATCTGTACCAGAATGTAATTATTATTGGGACGCAAACGACTGAAGGAACGGAGTAAAATCCCTACTACTTCAGGAGTAAACTCATGAACACACTCAATCTCATTCGCAAGCAGATCCAAAAGGCTTCTGCATTGCATGACGCACAAATCTCTCACACCTCATATCGTGGTGTTGAGTATGATACTCGTTGTGTTGAAAGTAAGG